CTTCATTTGAGCCTATTCTACCTGCACCGAAATACTGCCCCGCACGAATGTGGGTCGAACAAGTGCAGATAGCTTAATCTACAGCTCGTGGCGAAGAACCACATACGTACGAGACGGAAAAGCGCTTGTTTTCCAAGCGCCACTTCGTACAAGTACATACTTGGCAGCTGGCTGGCAAAACCAGAGCCAATGCAATCTTAAAATCCACAAAACATGGACTAGCCTGACTGCTAGGCACCCATCACCGCTCTGGGCAAGAGCTCCTGAATTCACGCAACAGGACAGCGGACAATCACCAATTCGTAGTTGGCGAAACCGATGTAACAATACAGATCTTTACACAGCATCGCTTGCCCTTTCAAAGGCAAGCTTCAACGGAGGTGGTTGGTGAGCGATGAGGCAGTACACTGACTATCCCAGCTTATTAACACACTGTTTACTGACTTTTATCCTAAGATCCCAGCTTAACAGCTCCTCACTCGCATCCACCCGGGGCGTTTTGTCAACGGCTCCTTATGATGCCCTAATTATTTATGTCGATAGGGCAAAACGACAGCTGAACACCTTCAGTCTTTCAAGGAGAAGAAGACCGCGCTACGAACGCGTTTTCTTAAACTTCTTCAACTTGGGTTTCGTGGTGGCTTTCTTAATTTTTACACGTTGCACTCGCGCTTCAGGCACGGGCGCAGGCAACAGCTCACGCACGATAGTTGCAGCAACAGGTTTTGCTACCCTTCCCAGGGTAGAGACTGCATCTGAGAACCACTTCCCTAAGAAGTTGTTTCCCTTCTGCGTTCCAGGCGGCATTTTCCTCCAAATCCGGCTAGCGGCTTCAAAGCACGCAGGATCATAAGCAGGACTGGGGCGTGAAACAACAAGCATGTCACTTTGATCAGTGCTAGCCGCTCGCTCCACAATAGCACGCATGGTAATCGTCAAACTGGTATTTGCATTCAACCCAGAAAAGAACGCACCTGACCCCATAAAAGGAGCCATCGCAGGACTCGAGTAATCCGCGGCCAAATTAGGGGGGGCGTTCAAAGGCTGCCCATTGAAAAAGAGCCAGCCATTGTTTATTGGATTATAACCAGGAACGGTATCCTTGGCAAATTGAATAGGAACTCTCCAAACGGGACTGGAGAAAGGATTAGACGGGCCGCTTTGCCGCGCGACCACATAACAACCCTCCTCCGCGCCCCATTGCACAGCATCAGGGGAAAGAAACTCCTCCTGGTCAGTAGCAGGCGCCACTCGGGTGACGTCCGCACGAGCTGACACAATGCCGGGTCCAGCCATGACAACTTCTGTTGGATTGTTGTCAATGGAATAACAGCTGCAACTCCCACCACGGTATAAAGCTGCCGTGGTATTGGTCACCTCAAAGCCAAGGGCGATCACTCGCGCCTTGCCATCGAGAAAGCTGTCAATAGCCTGGCCGTAAGTTGGCGAGCCAGACGCCATGTCAATGTTAACGATCGACACTGACGTAGCTGAACACGTCGGAGCTGTCGCTCCGGCGCCGAAGTTCGGAAACGCTCCTTGAGTGGGCGTGGTGACGCTCCCAGTAGGCACAGAGACAGCAGTCACAGTCCCAAATATTGGGGTACTCGAGTTTGGGGCTGATGGTGTCACATAAACACTCCCCGCCGGGATGTAACACGGAGCCATATAATGGCTCTCTGCTATCGGAAGCGTCATCACATGGCAATCCCACAGAGCGGTCGATGCCAAGTTGGGCGGTGCGGTCACGGTCATTTTCCGTTTGACCACTTCCACCACCGTATTGATCGATTGATAATCTGGATACCCCGATATCTCCAACGCCTTGTCGTGATATGGGTCCGTCGCTGCTATCAACCACTCCTCCCCCGCTTGGGTCATTCCCACCCGCGAGGCTAGTGAGTGAAGTTGTCGCTCCGCTCGCGAAACGTCGTGAGGCGTCTCTCCGGAGCTTTCTGAGTTGGGCATAATGGCGGCCATAATTCATGTGTTCAAAAATTTTAAAGGCGCAGAACGCGACTTTAAACGTGCTCTTGCTTACATAGCACGCTTCATGCTGCGAGCGACGCAGCATGGTCACACTTATAAGGTCTCCCAACCGAGCCAAAACGCCACGATTTTATCATCGCGTGGCGGTGGCTCCAACGCGCAAACCGTACCGTACTCTTTGTACGTTCGCTCGATAAGCGCGCGCAGAAGATTGCGCATGTCTGTGAGCCAATAGGCATCATACAGAAGGGATACTAGCTTACTATAATGGTTTCTGGGGTCACCATCCCCTTTCACCAAAATTGAGCTCAACACCCTGTCCCTCTTGGGGACCATCGCATAAGATGAATGCTCAGCAACAAAACAAAAGTTTTTGCTGGTGAACTCGGTAGGTTCGAGACTTACATCATCATAAAGAACAAGAGGTAGAATGGCATCACACCAATCAACAGGAGTACCGTTTTTCTCCATAGCCTCTCTGGCGCTGTCCAAAGTTATACGCTCTGCTAAAAATGGTGACATTGCAAATATAAAATCATCCCCCAGATGAACTCTGAAGGAGTGGTTTTTGAGCATATTTTCAGCTTTAAGGACATGCGCCAATCGTGGCGGGACCTGGAAGATGGTCAAAGCCATGGCTAACACTGTGGTAATAGCGTGAATAGTGGTCATCTCAATTGTACTACTGTGACCACTTTTGTTACCTCCAAAGACTCTCCAAACAGAGCCATCTCCCATGAAGGCGACAGAATCGATTATTTCACCGGCCAAACAAGCATATCTAAGCCGATGATATCCCGTCAATTTCAACGCCGTAGCTCGAACTTCAAAGAGCCACCACATTTCCTTAGCTTGAAACCGCGAATCGCACGCATCTAGGTCGCCCCAGAGCAGATTGGGGTTACGGATAAGATTTCGGGCCATCCAATCCGATAAACCTCCACCCAAGGAGCGTCCCAAGACACTAGGGCAAAGCCACCCATGCACTTCATTCATGGCAGCATCATGAAAGCGTATATTTTGCAAACCCTCATACTCATTCTGAACAAGGGTGCTTTTAAAGTCGGCTGCCATATACAAACGCGGTTGCTCATTCTTCTTAATCCCGTTGGATTTTAGTGCGGTGGGGAGTGGTTCATCTTTTGAAGAACATGCAAAAGGCAAAACGCAGCGATTAGTCATCAGGTTACTATCCCATTCCTGTGAAAAAGTGCGAAATGCTGGATTTTCCCACACTTGCTTCTTATTATTACCATACTTCCGAAGAATCGGTCCGGGAGAGGTGGTGTGGTTTAAATGGGCCCACACTTCATCCTCTTTTTGAATTTCTGTCCCGCACCAAAGATCCAGGAGATGATTACCCACAGCTTCCAATGCAGCTTTGTAAGCAGCGGGTAAAGGCTTAATCTCCTTATTATACTTCGTCAACCGACGCACCATATTGGACAACGAATGAACAGATGGTGCATATGGAACACGATCATCAAAGTCGGCGAGTATCTCCGGACTAATGTCCTTCATTTGTCGCCTACTAATTGGATCACCATGCATCATTTTAGCGAACGGCGCGCGGTAGTAGGTAGAGTGCATATATCGTACTGATTTGGGCGCACTAGCAAGTTCCCCATACTTGCTTTCCAAATCGCCTCCTTCTTTCTGGGCTGGCCACAGTTCCGGGTGGAGGAACCTCGGAACTGTGCTAGAAACCACTTCTAGTGGCCAGCTGCCAGTCCAAAACCCGCCTCAAAGGGGACGAGTTTGTTCTGGTTGCTGATCGCACCGAAGTGGAGCCCAATGACGCTCCCGTTAGCATTAAAAGCTGGGCTTCCGGAAACGCCTTTCGTTGTGTTTGCGTTGTGGTCAATCATGTGCCCGTTCCACATCGCATGCGTGAAGGTGGAGCTGAGAGCATCTTCCTTATTGCTCCCAACAACACAAACTTGAGAGGCCTTCTCATGCTCCATTTCCTGAATCTTCACATTCTTCACACCAACTGGTTGAACTTTCAATGTGTACGCGATAAAATGATCAGGATTGTCTTCAACACGCGCGAACTCCTCACAAGAAAGAACAACATGAGGACTTCTCGACTCTTTACGAGCCCCATCCCCTCCATACGTAGTCAAATACACCGTATCGGGGTACCTCCTCTCGTCTGTATCCTTGATACCAAAGACGAGTGAGTTCACGTGCCCTAAAGTGACCAATCTCCCACCAATCATGACACCATGACCATACGCGGCAGAAGTTTCATCCCGGTGGATCTTCACGCACTTGGTGAACCATTTTGGATCAAATTGAAGTGAGGTTTCATGCCCCATAAACACCTCACTTTCAAGTGCGTCGTCTTCGACCAACGTAATAGCAATCGTTGGTGGTGTGAGAGAAGATGGTTCAAAAGCCGCGACATCCTCATCAGTAGCCGCTTCATGCTTATATGGGCAACCATCCCCCTTGTGCAAAGATGGCTTGCATGCAATCTTAGGGGCGATCTTCACACGAAACTCTTCTGGAGGCATCTTCTTCTCTTTTTCTTTTCGAATAGCCTCAGCGGTGGCGGTTTTGCTCGGCTTAGCGGCGATCGGTGGAACCTTTTCCTTCTTACAATCACGACGCCTGTGACCAGCCAATCCGCATTTCGAGCAAACCAAGCTCGGACATCGTGGGTAAACATGATCGAGTTTCCCGCAATTCCCACAGCCTCGAACAGGCCTCCCCTCAGCATCAACAACCTTGACCTCCGAGTCTTGCTCTTCATCGACAAGGTCATCTCTCTCCATTATCTCCAAATGGGGAGGGTCACGGGGGGCGAGTTCAGCGAGTGCTTCAAAATCGGCTCCTTTTGTGAAGGTGGTGTGGTAAGTTTTGAGATCGGGATCCCACACTTGATGAACAGAGTATTTC